ATCACGGATCGCCTAGTTACAACGCGATTCGAGAAGGGGCGGCTCTGTTGATCAAAGGAGGCTTTGCAACAGGGTCTTCTGAAGTTCAGTACAACTCCGACAGCAAGTCAAAAAGCGTTAAGCAAACACAGCTTTGCCGAACCGTTTACAAGTTCTCGCTCACCAAAACCGGCAAGCAAATGATCGGTGTTTGGTCAGACGCAGAAGACTTTGTATTCGGTTATTGGAACAATCGAGTTAATTGAGATAATCAGGTATGCTAGGTGGACCCCAAATCAAGGGGGTCCATTTTTTATGTCAATGAAAGTTCAGTACATCACCACAAGGTATCAGTTTGAGACCGCACTCGCTGATCTATGGACAATGCCCAAACTCTGCGCTGACTTTGAGACGTTGGGTCTAGATGCACGAGTACACGACGCGAGACTTCTTCAACTCTGCTCTACATCGGTAGAGATTGAGGACAGAACGATCTACGTTATTGATTTCTTTAAGTGCACAGACACGGCAGGGCTTAAAGAACTTATTACTTCGCGTGAGATGCTTCTTTTCCACAATGCTAACTTTGATATTCAGTTTCTTTTGAAACTGGGTATTGACTTTAAGCACAAAATTTTTGATACGTTTATTGCAGAACGATGCTTAGTTTCTGGATCAAAAGAAAAGAAAGTCAGTCCGAACACTCAGAAAGTTTTCTTTGGAGACGTCAGCTGCTCGCTGAAGGCTGTGGCTTTTCGTCGCTTAGATTTAGAGATCTCTAAGGAACAACAAGTTTCAGACTGGAGTAAAGAAGATTTAGATATCGAACAGATCGAGTACGCAGCTAGGGACGTAGATATCCTCCCAAAAATAGCTGCTCTACAGCTCAACGAATTAGCAGCTGAAAACCTTTTGGACGTCTACACGTTGGAAAGTAAAATCATTCGCCCGGTAGCACTGATGTGTCACTATGGTTTCAATGTAGATGTCAACAAACTGAGCGTGCTAAAAGCTAGAAAGCAGGAAGAGCTTGACAGAGCGACTAGATTATTTTGTGAGAGTTTAGACAGCAGGCTTCCTGATGCTAAAAAACTACCAAAAAGAGCTGACGGCACGATCGCAGTCGGAAAAAACCCTAGAAAGGAGTTTAATCCTGGATCTAATGTCCAATGCATCAAATACTTCAACGAAATTGGAACGGCTTTACCAGCTGACGGAATTACAGGAAAGCAAACACTGTCTCAGGTCGCGTTAAGCGAATTTAATAGTCATGACGAAACTTTAAATCTGTTACGTCAACGTACGAAAATTGAAACTTCTCTTGGTCACGTCGAAAAGATTGGTGCAAATCTCAATCCTGTAGATGGCAGGATGCACTCAGGTTATAACACTTACGGTGCCAATAGCGGACGCTTTACTTCCTCCGGAGCTAAGAAAAATACAGGCAAGAAAGTTAAAATTCAATGGGGAATAAACATACAACAAGTCCCTAGAGGCAAAGAGTTTCGGGAGTGCTTTGTTCCTTCAGAAGGATATAAATTCGTTATTGCAGATTATTCTCAAATCGAACTTAGGTTAGGTGCCGAGCTGATTGGCATACCTCAAATGATTAAGGCTTTTCAGGATGATTTAGACCTGCACACATTAACTGCCAGTCTTGTTTACAACTGCGGTATAGAAGAAGTCACAAAAAATCAAAGGCAGATGGGCAAAACCCTTAACTTTGCTCTGTTATATGGAATGGGTTTTCGCAAATATAAAACATATAGCGCACTGTCGGGAAACATGATTACTCTTACAGAAGCAAAAGCCGCACACACAGGGTTTCACAGGGCGTACCCACGCTTGCGGGAGTGGCATAAAGAAAGAAACGCTATGGTCGATGATGGCTGGACTTATGTACGCACACCTACAGGAAGGCGTCGGTTACTCAGCTACGACGACGCAACTATGTCCGCTTGCGCTAATACATTAATCCAGGGTGCCGGAGCAGATGTTCTCAAGATTGCGATAGCAAAGCTAGGTGAAGTGGTGTCAGATGAATTCAGACCTATAGCTACGGTGCACGATGAATTAATTTTTGAAGCACTAGAAGATAAAGCTTCCTACTACAAGGGAGTTCTTGAAGAGAAGATGAAGGAAGCAGCAGAATCCGTCCTAAAAATCGTGCCTGTGAAATGCGATGCTAATGTCGCAAATAGCTGGGCCGAAAAATAATGGCTACTACCATCTGTCTAACCATCGACAAAACCAAGGAAGTCTTTACCGCTAAAACAGACCAAGGGTATGTGGGCTGCTTTTACTCAAAAGAAATAATCGCTATTACACCTGAGTTATTCGAAAACGCGCTACAAGCTGCTAACGCTGCTCGTCGAATGAAAAAGACTATGCAGCAAAAGATCAAGGTTCTTTCAGTTGCACAAGAGAAAGCTAAGCTCCTTCCAGTTGCGCAAAATAAAGCTAAATCTTCCTCATTAAAGAAAAGTACACCGAAAGTTCAAAAACCTGTAAAGTTACCAACGAAGCTCTACACGGTGGAACAGGCCCGCGCAATGCCTCTCCTTAGTTTCCACGAAGTGTGGGTAATCATGAAGGGAACTTACTACGTTTCCGACTGCTTGAATACCGAAGCTAAACGTATCGTCGCGTTTGCGCCAGAGCGATCTAAAGCCAAAATGTTTCGGAATCACGAAGACGCTAAAAGTACGATGCGTACACTCAAAGATGTCGAGGGTCCGGGTTACAGTCTTAAGAGGTTCTTCATAAATATAGATTAAGATAAGAGCATTACAAAAATAACCATGGCTCGTTTTGCTGGGGACTACTTTGGAATAAGCCTTGGTGACGAGTCAGATAGAGGCTCATCAAAGTTACTGAGTTACTTCCCTAGTCTTCGTAATACTTACCGTAAAGATAAAGAAGACGATTCGAACAGACCTAAACAGTACGGAGGCAAAGAGGCGGCTCCGGTTTTTGGTGGGTTTCAACCAAACTTAGGTGCTGCTCCCACAGAGAACGAACGATCAAGAAGATCAGGTATGGCGTTCGGTGGTGCAAAACCAGGAGAATTTTAAGTATAGTGGGATTAAGAATCCATAGATGCGTCCATGACTGCTTCTCGACGTAAATACGCCCCTGGTGTAATTAATCAATTTAAACTTGCAGGCCAGCGTCTAGGTTTAAACCTTGGCGGTTTATTCGAGGACGACGAAGACGGTAATAAAGCTGTCGATGGGTTTATGCCTTCCTTTACGGAAAAGAGTTATAGCAAGTCAAGAGGGAACGTTCTCAGCTACCTTCCTCAAGCCCGGTCTGGTTCGACCACAGAGTTTAACCTGACTCCTGAGACACGTAATAACGCCGCCGGTTCTCTTGAGATCAACAACACCAACACCAACACCAACCCCAACTTTAATCTGACCCCCGAAAAAGATGTTGTTGGGCCTACAGCAGAAGAACTCGCAGAACAAGAACGTCAGGGACGCTTTAGTGCTCTAACAGATCTCGCCTCTCAGTACGGTCGATCAAGTCTGTTTGGGCACCAAGATTACCTCAAAGCTAAGGAAGGCGGTTACTCCGACACAGACATCAAAGACTATTTGACTTCAAAACCAGGGATGCTTGGAGCAGGTAACGAAAAGGGCAACTTTAGTGGTTTGTACGAGCAGATTAATCGCGGTGCAGTAAACACTGCGCAGGCTGTTTCTCGTGATTACGCCACGCAAAATCAAAGCTTTACGCCAACTGGCATGCAAAACCAGGCGTTTAGGGATGCAAGAAGCTACGAGAACGCACCTCAAATCTCGACCGGATTTGGAGGAAGCAGCGAATACTTTGGCGCGGAAGACTACGACGCTGCAAAAATGTCCGGTTATGGCGATGATGCCATTAAGAGCTTCTTGAGTAGTCGTCTTGATTTGGTGCGTGGGGATAACGCACCAGGTGGAAGTACACAAATCGGTCAGCTGCTTAACGAGTTCAAGCCGCCTAGTAACAGCGGCGGTGGTGGTTCCATCAGTACAGGTGCTGGTCAAAGCGCTGAGTACTTTGGTCACAAGGATGTAGAAGCTGCAAAAGCTAGCGGTGCATCAAACAAAGATATCGCACGATATCTTCAGTCAAATCAAGGACAACTTCGCGGAGGTAATGTTGCTGGTGGTGGTGGATTGTATGATGAGTACCGCCAGTACATGTAAGGCATGACGCTCAAGCTTTGGAAAGAGATTACATTCTGGGTTAATCTCTTTCGAGCCAGAAAAACTTGGGATGAGGAGTCGCTTAAAGCGCTTCTAGATTTCCAACCTAACGATGTCTACTGAAAGTTACATACTGCTAGTTCTCAAAGGCCAGAGCAAAACAAACTTAAGTGTCTGCGCGATCGATCAAGCCCACGCGCAAGCACAGGCGGTCGACATAACAAGAAGTCTTTCGGGAGAGCGCTTTGAGCTTTTTTACGGGAACGGAAAAGAGAGCATTCTTTCTGACCTCTACAGACGACTAGCCTTTAGCGATTTCGACAAAAAGAACTGCTTTAAGTGGGGTGGTTCAAACACGAACCATGTCCCGTCGACATACGCAGTGGGTAAACGATTCTACGTGCGCCCGCTAATACAAGGGTACTTAGACATAGAACGCGATAGGGTGGTAAAGAACACATGCAAAGACAACATGTGTATAAACCCGTACCATAATCACTATTTTGAATACAAAAACTCGAAACTGAGTTGTGGGGATCAAAAAATGGCGCTAGCCTTCCGAGGCCAAGGCGCGAGCATTACGCAGATCGCCAAGGCTCTTAACGTTCACCGAACAACAATTTACAGATTTCTAACCGATGCTCATCACTCTTCTCGGACTGAGAATTAAAGAGACTGCTCTTGAACACGAAGGCAAAGTCAACGTCATTGCGGAAGCTCTTCCTTCCTCAAACAAGCGTGTACCCACAAAGGTTGAGTTGTTTCAAAAACCTGATCACTACGTAGGTAAGCTGCTTAGCGAACTAAAGGAGGGTCAGACCGTACTAGCTCTCGGTCCTGCAAAAGCAAACACCGTTGATGGAGTTTTGCAGATGCAGCCAATGCTCATCGTCACTGAGAAGAACTTTGACGATCTTCTTGCCATTAACACGTTCATGGCTTGCGGAGGTCTTGGCCCTCAAGCTACCGAGAACGAAGTTGGTGACTCAACAGTCACTAACCGTTCTATTGCTTGGCAGTCACCTACTGATCAAGAAACGCTGTGGACAAAGCTCACCGCGTGGAACGAAAACTCAAAACAGCTCGCTGAGCTGCCAAACGGAACTCCGA